CAGGCTGGTTGTCAGCACAGGAAATAGTTAATGCTCCGTTGGCCGTGTGCCAAGAAGTAGGATGGATGGTAGTAAAAAACCATGAAAAATTAGTTATTATGCGCTCTTGGTGTATAGATAAAGACGACAACCATGGGGGTGGAGCTATCGCCATTCCAAGAGGTTGGGTAACAAAGATAGAATATTTAGGAGTACAATATGCAGAAAGAAGTAAGAATTAATAGTTTATTTGGTGAAACTATTTACCACGCAGAAATAGAAAATTACGAAAAAATTAATAAAGATATAGTCTCACATGTACAAAGTTTTGTAAAAGCTAGTCCAGGTAGTACTGCAGCAACTACAGATGTTAAAGGTAATACTATGTTTACTGATTTAGAAACAGCAAAAGATAATCTTCATACCGATAATAAATACAAAGATTTATTTAAACAGTTAGAAGTACATATAACTAATTTTTTAAAAGCAAAAGGTTATGACGAAAGTAAATTTGATGCTCACATAACAAAAGCCTGGGCTACATATACTGTTAAAGACCAACATATTGCTAGTCATAAACACACCGCTAGTCATTTTAGTATGGTTTATTATGCTCGTAATGATCAAATGGGGGACATTCAATTTGAAAAAGAACTGGCCTCTCAAACAGGTTTGTTTATTCCACCAACAAAAGAATATATTACTGATTGGAATCAGTTTAATTTTGCTAGTTATATTATTCCAGTGAAGACAGGAGACTTTGTAATTTTTCCAAGTGGGCTACTTCATTATACACAAACCAATACTAAAGATGATCCAAGAATTAGTATTAGTGGTGATATTTTGTTGACTATGAAGGAAAATATAAAGACAGAACACTGTATTCCTCATCCTTCGGGCTGGAAAACACTTTAAAATAAAAGTCAAGAAAACAATTTTAAAAAAATTGTTGATCTTTATTTGTTAGATGTTTAGATTAGCACTTACCCAAAAAATTTAGAATAAGGAGATTATTATGGAAATGTCAAACAAAGACGTATTAAAAGCTATTGCTACTTTAGCAGATAAAGTAGGAAGATATCACGAAAGATTATTAGTTATCGAAAGAGAGAAAGAACATTTAGAAAAAGATTTTCAAGAACATTTATCAGGTTGTAAATGTCACGATCCTAGTTGTACTAAATAAATTATTCGTCTTCGTTCTTACCAAAAACATCAGGTAGTTTAACTACTTTAAGCAATACATTTTTTTGAATATCTTCTTCTACAGTAGAAGTATTCGGATCTGCTACATCATTATCAGCGTGTAGCTCTGACTCATATTCAATTCCTGTTTTTATATTTTTTACTTCCATATGTACTTCAGGATTAATAATAGGCACTTGCTCGCCATTTATTGTTTCATATCCTACAATCTTGCCTTCTTGTATTTTTTTCATCTATGTTATCTCCATTAAACTTACTAAAATTATAGCACCATTACCTACTATGTCTATTTTATCTGCTTGTTCTAATACAATAGGTTGTGTCAAAACCTCTTGTTCTGATTCAGCTGCAAGAGAAGCTTTGATTAAATTTATTGATAAATTACTATTACTACTATCAACAACTAAAACTGTTGTAGTTATAGCTGAACCAGTAGGGTTAGAAATCCTAATACTTTTAATTAAAGCAGTTGTAGGTAAAATAGGAGGCACTACTCCAGAATTAGCAGTAGGCACAGTGTAGGCATTTGACAAACTGCCCGTACCTGTTTTAGAAAAACTTTTAAAAAAATCAGCCAAGAAACCACGTCCTTGCTGTTGTTTCATCTTTTAAATCTTCTTGAAAACCAAAATTTAGTTGTTGAGTAATTTGTTCTAACAGACGAATTAAAATATCAAATTGTAGTGCTTGATATTCAGGTGTTGCTTGAGGAAATCTAGTTGTGTTTATTTTAGCCATTATCTACCTCCATCAGGTTGTACGTCTAATCTTAAAGTTCCGTATCTCCAGTTGTCACCAGACGCTTCACTTTCAATACGAATGTTTGCTTGTCTACCTCTGCCACGTAGATCAAATTTTTGAGTAGTTGGAACAATAGTTCTAACTGTAGAACTAGAACTTGCAGCGCTAGGGTAGGATTTAAAAGTTAGTTTCATGTCTACAGACCCTGTTAAGTTTTTAAAGTTTGGAATACCTCTTCCAATATGTAAAAAAGGTTGTCCATCTGCTATATCAAAATCACCTGATTCAATAAAAGCAGGAATACCTGCAATGACATTATCTGTTCCTGTTTCTTGTTGATATAAAGAACTTGCCCCAGCAGTAACACCTAAAGCAACAGGCACTGTTCCGATGTCCGTGGTTACATATTCAGTAGCGTAAGGCTTTTGATAGACTCCATAGTCTTGCCAAGTAGTTCTAGCTAAACTTCCCGTGGACCAACAATCTTCTAGGTAATTGTATGTAACAAATCTGTCTATTTGATCCGCATTATTAGAAGTATAAAACCAAGTAACTTCATTAAATTCTGAATTAACAGCTGCAAATGTTTCTGGTTGATTCGTAATACTAAAATCTTCAAAGACGTAATCTTGTACTGAACAAGGCATTTTTGCAATGGCACCATCAAACTTATAAAAAGAATTCTGAGACATCCAAAACGCTGTACCATTTACGTCAACAGCACAGTGTAGTGATACTGCTCCACAGTTTGCTCCAATTTGAGTTAAGTTAAATGTAAAAGGAGCTCCCACAAATTGTAGTGCATTTAAAGAAGTGTCTGTCCATACTAATACAGCATTACGTGAACGAACAGCAGTTACAATTTTAGATCCATCTTGAATACGAAAAGAACCTGCAGTGTTTGTTGAGCTAGGAACCCAGTCTGTAAAACTTTCTTGAGAAGAAAACCTTAAAAATAAATCATCTTGTGTAGTTGCTGAACCTATAGATGATTCAGTTCCGAATAAGAAAGTATGTCTGTCAGGCATAGAAACTAAATTAAATCTAGAAACAGTAGGTGCACTAGAAACAACAGCGGCAGCTGTTCCTGTACCAGCAGAAGTGTCCCATCTAAAGGTTCCACCATTAAGAACTGTTGCTATTAAATCTTCTCCAAAATTATCAAAAGACCAGTTTCTACCTTCTATAGTAACATTAGAACTTGATCTCGGTGTACCCCATGCTTCTTTACCCCATTGAAAAGTACCCCAACCATAACCGTATTGTGATACAGCAGTACCTACTTTTATTTGATAAGTGGCTACAACATTACCTCCTCCTGAAGCAGATGAACTGGCTAGGGTAGTAGTTCCGTTTTGAGATACATAGGTGACAGTGTAGACGTTATTGTTTGTTACAGTTGTAACTTCAAACTGCGCGTTCATTTCTAAATTGTTTACAACATTATTTGCTGATCCGTCAGAAAATGTTACAAAATCTCCTATTTCAGCCCCATGTCCATTATCTGTAACAGTTACAGTTGCGCTATTATTTGCCGTTGTAAAAGGATTAGTTAATGTTCCACTTGTTCTTCTAATAGGAGTTACGTCAAAAGCAACACCCTCTGTATAAACATATAATTTTCTGTCTGTTCCGATGGCCGTGTATCGTACACCATCTAGTGATGTCCAAGCATGTATGTCACGAGCAACACCTATAAGAGTTTCATTAATTAAATAAATCCAACCACCAATTTTTTCTGGTAATCCATATCTAAATCTTACAAAATCTGAATCAGTCCAACGTCCTGCAGCTCCATATTCTGTATCTTGTTTATCTATTCCTGGTGCAAATCCTATTTTAGTTAATGGCATTATACAGTCCTCAAAAATCTATAGTTAATTTCACCAGGTCCACCCACGGAACCAGCTGCTCCAGAGCCGTAGTTTTCTGCACCACCACCTGCACCACCACCACCTCTTGTTCCATTGGTCGCTGGTGTACCTACTTGGCCACCTGCTCCTGCGGTTCCTGATAATCCATTATAAGAAGCTGCTCCTGCACTACCATTAATTTGACAGTTGTCACCACCACAATTTCCATTATTACCGCCCGTAACTCCTGATCCTGTAGAATTAAAAGTTCCAATAGGTCCTTGTCTAAAACTAACATCATTTTGAGTTAAACCATCTACTGTTGTAAAACTTGTAAGACGTGAAGCACTTAAAGTAGCTGAACCACCTGTACCTGCTGTGTTAGATCTTAAAGGTCCTTGAACACCACCACCTGATACTGAAGAAGCACCACCACCTGCTAAAGAAAATATTGAACCTGTTGTTGCACCTGATATAACTGTTGCCGTTCCACCACCTGCCGTTCCACTGTAATTTCCTGTTCCAGCAGCACCACCATTACCAGTTGAAATTGTTAAATTTTCACCACCTGTTAAAGCATAAACAACGTCTGAAACATAAGCTCCTGATCCACCACCAGGCCCTGAAGATTCACCACCTGCTTTATCATAAGAAACTCCTGTATAACCTCCGCCTCCTGAACCTACTGCATATTGTATGTGAATTGCATTAGCGTTAGCTGGAACAGTTACTGTACCTGTTGTTGTTTGAAAACCTGTAGTTTCGAATAAAGTAAAAACAGTTCGCCAGGTACCACCGTCTTTAACATAAACATTGTTTATAGTTTTATTTGTAAATGAAGTTCCATCTCTAACAAAGACTTGTCCTCCAGAGCTTGAGCTTATTTCTCTCCAAGTACCACTATTTTTAACATAAATCGCCATGCATTTTAGCTATACTTGTACCAAATATCTCCATCTGATCCACCACTAGGCGCTGATGAACTAACGGTCCGTGCTCCGTTAGCATTGGTCCCAGCTGTTGCAGAAATAAAAGCTTGAACATTGCTTCCAATAGCTAGTCCTAAATTACTTCTACTTGTTCCAGCGTTAGCTACATCACTTAGATTGTTTGCTGTTTCTACCACACCTGTTAGTTGGGTGCCTGAAAAGTTATATTTTAATTGTTGATATGTTGCCATCTTATTTCTCCATTAATTTCCAACCATAAGTGCTACCTGAATAAACTAATGCAAAACTCGCACCTTCGGTTGCTACTGTAAGGTTTTGCACTGAACCATCAATTTTTAAACTGTTAGAGTTAACAGTTAAATTGTTATTATCAAAAGAATTTGCTACGTCTACAAACCTAACTTCATTTCCTACAGCAGGAGCTGAAGGCAAAGTTACAGTAATTGCAGAACTTGCTGTATTAACAAAAAGTTTATCACCAGGAAAAGCTGTACGAGCTCCAGTAATTGTTGTCCAACTACCCCCCGTTGTTTCTAAATTATACCAGTTAGTTCCGTCTGTTGCTAGAAAAGCTGTTGTGCTTGGCTGAAGAACAAAAGTATTACCTGAAGATCCTAGTCTACATGTAATAGTATATGTAGCGTTTGAATTTTTTAAAAAATAAGTTTTTTGAGCAGAAGATCCTGAAGCAAATTGAACAATAAAATTAGAACCTTGTCCTGAAAATATTATGGCTGCTTGTCTGTTTTCATTACCTGACTGTGCTTGTGGGCCGTTAGCAATGCTAAGAGTGTA